ACATCGAGGTTCATTACTGAAAGGAGAAGTTAATGGCACGCATTCGTGTACCTTTAAACAACTTTTCTTTTGGTGAAGTCAGCCCTTCTTTAACATCTAGGACTGATTCGCAAGTGTATCAAAATGCTGCGGAGAAGGTTACTAATTTCTTTATACGTTCTGAAGGCGGTGTTATAAAAAGGCCCGGCTCTAAATTTATTCATAAATTTTCAGATACTTATGACAGTTCCTTAACGCAACAGATAAGGATTGAGCCGTTTGTTTTTTCTGATGATGAGAAATATATTATCGCTCTTCGCAATGGGAACATTGATGCGTTCTTTATCAACCCGACTACTGGCGCGGTATCGTTAAGCACAACTGTTGCTTTTTCTGAAATAACAAGCGCACGCATACCACAAATTACATTTGCTCAATCTGGTGACTTTATGTTCTTTTGTCATTCAGATTTCTTCCCTGTAATACTAAAACGTACTGCATTGGATACATTTGTAAGAGAACAGTTTGCTTTTGATACATCCCTCGATGGGAATAAAACATATCAACCATATTATAACTTCCAAGCCACAGGCGTAACGATTACGCCATCTCACACATCTGGTACTGGCAGAACTTTTACAACAAGCGCTGATTATTTCAATAGCGCACAGGTTGGTACAAGATTGCTTATTGGTGAAACTGAAGTTGTAATAACTGGTTTTACAGATGCACAAAATGTTACTGGAAATATTAAAGGCACGATTAGAAAGCAGTTAGATATTGACGCCATCAAAACAAAGAAAGACGTTGATGAAATTGAAATCATACATGTTAATCACGGCCTTGCTGCTGGTGCATCAATAACAATAGCAAATGCTGGTGGTGTGGGTGGTATATCAGCAAGCAACATCAATGGTGCGCAAACCATTGCCCGTGTTATTGATGACAACAGGTATGAAGTTGCTACAGGTCACAATGCCAACTCAGAAGATATTGGTGGTGGCTCTGTAACTATTGAGTCTACAGCAGCAACAACAGAATGGTATGAACAGTCTTATTCTACATACCGTGGCTTTCCATCTGCCATTACCTTCCATGAAAATCGTTTATGGTTTGGTGGAACGGATAGCCAGCCTGATGGTATCTGGGGTTCTAAAACTGCTGAGTATTTTAACTTTGATGTTGGCAAAGGTGAAGACACAGACTCTATAGACTTTGATGCTGCTGCTGGTGTAACCAATCGCATTCGTCATCTTGTGTCAAACAGAGACTTGCAAGTGTTTGCATCGCAAGGTGAGTTCTTTGTTCCTAGTTCAACAACACAGCCATTGACACCAGCTAACGCAAAGATATCTGCGCAGACTCCATTTGGTACTGGCTTTGTAAGACCACAATCTATTGATGGTGCAACATTATTTGTGCAGTCAACTGGTACTGCTGTTAGGGAATACGTATTCGCGGACTCTGAAGGGGCCTACGTTGGCGGTCAGGTATCTTTGTTATCCTCTCACCTGATAAGCAATCCTAAGCAGCTAGCGGTTGTTAAAGGCTCATTAAACAGGTCTGGGGCTTATGGGTTCTTTTTGAATGGTGATGGCAACATATCTGTATTCTATCATATTCGTAACGAAAAGAAGTTAGGCTGGATGAACTGGACAACAAACGGTAACTACGTTTCTGTTGGCTCTACAGATAATAATTTGTTTGCTGTTGTGTCTCGTGATCAAGGTGACGGCACAACAAAACTGTATCTTGAACAGTTTGATACAGACTTTCAACTTGATTGCAGTAAAGATTATACAGGCACTGCTGGTGTCTTTGATGTATCTTCTGTTTTTGCCAATGGCGCATCTGTTGATGTTGTTGAAGGTACAGAATACTTAGGCGCATTTACTGTTGCTAGTGGCAATGCAGATGTATCTTCTGTTGACGCAACAGCTACGTCTGCTGAGATTGGTTACAAGTTTACACCAGAGTTGAAGACATTGCCTATTGATGCTGGCGTACAGGGTGGGCCTTTAACTGCAAGGCCACGTAGACTTTCGTTAGTTGACCTTGACCTTAACGACACGTTATCTGTTTCTGTTAATGGAACTGATATGATTATTCGTAATGTAAACTTTGACCCTTCACAGCCGCGTGTTAAACAAACAGGCAAAGAAGAGTTTAGGCCGTTGGGTTTTAGCAAAGACCCACGGGTAACTATATCGCAATCAGCGCCGTTGGATTTGCAAATCAACGGTATGGTTATAGAGGTGGCATTCTAATGTATGATATTGCATTAATGGCGGCTGGTGCATTTATTACTAGCCAAGGAATAAGGTCAAGGGAGCGTGCGCAAGTTGATTCTGCCAGAATGATGCAACAGCAGAACTTCCAAGAAATGAAGCGTGCGCAACTTGGTGGGCTTATTGATCATAACAATCGTGTAGAGCAGTTCCGTCAATATGAAAAGCTACTTGTTCTTGCAGGCCAAGGCAGGCAAGACCGTTCAATAAAAGCTATTCGTAAAGAAGCATCAACAAAGTCAGCAGAGGCTATGCAACAAGCTCAGATTAGAACGCTTGGTCAAATGTCATTATCCGCTTCTCGTTCTGAGCAAGCTATGATGGATGAGCGTTTTGCAAGAAGCTCTGCGCGCAATCAACAAATGATGAATATTGTTGGTGCTGGGTTAAAAATGTATCAGGTGACACCGTAGCTATGGAAATAAAAAAATTTAGAACAGATGCCCCTGCTATTGGCCCTATCGGATTGGTAAGGCCATCTAATGCTGGCGTGCGTGCTGCTGAAAGTCAGATGCGTATGGGGCAGCAGTTGCTTGACTCTGCATTTAAGTTAGCTGTTGATAGACAAGAGGAAGAAGGCAAAGAGTTTGCAGCATCTTATACCTTTGCTCGAAACCCAGATGGCTCTCTTAATGTTGAAGATTATAGTGCAATTATTGATGAAGCTGATTTGTCTAAAGTTGCTCGTGCTTCTGCAAAGCCCCTTCTTAATCAACGCTATTTGAATGCAACAAAAGTTGATATATCTAATGCGGCTAATAGTTTTCGTTATAACAAAAATGCAGATGGCGAACTTGATTTATCAAGCCCTGCTAACGAAGACCAGTTCGTTTCAAACTTTCAGTCATACATAGCTGAAACTGCAAAACTATCTGGCGACCTTGGCGGTGCAGTATCTGACCTTGGTGCAGCAGTACAAGTGCAGCATGTGCAAGACATACGCAACAAAGCTGTAAAAGCTGCACTGGATACCGACAAAGAAAACATGCTGACTATCATCAAGAAGACTAATGATGATATTCAAACTATGGCTATTGCTGGCACAACAAGTGGTCAATTTGCTGTTGATGGCGAAACAGATGATCTTGGTGTTATTTTAGGACAGTTATATGCACAACAAATAGCAAATATTGACCAGCTGCAAGCAAAACATTCATCTCGTCTTGGTGACGATGTTGTGCCTAATCTTAAAAAACAAGCAAGAAAATCTTTCTTTGGTGGTTTAGCTAATGGAATGTCTGTAGGTGTTGTTGAAAAAATGGGTGGTGGCACAAGTTTTGATAGCTACAGCAAAAGCCAGTACATGCTTAACAGAATGAGTATAGTTATGACTAGACCACAATTCTGGAACCAGCTTTCTGCAAATGAAAAAGCAATATTTGAGTCAGTAGGATTTACAAAAGAGTTTGTAAATGACATAGGCTTTGCTGGAATACGTGATGACGTTGGCTCAAAGATAACTGTTATGGAAGGTAAGATTGCGCAAGAATGGAATACAACAAAAACATTTAGACAAAACCAGCGCACTGGTATGCTTCTTATGACAAATAAACCAGTAGATGCAAGTGAAGCTAAATTATTTCTTGAATCACAAGGTATTAATAATCCATTTGATGTAATGCGTGCTTATGAAAAAGGTTCATTTAAAGAAGGAACACCATTGCATAGTTTAATTAATGGTCGTTCTACTTTGCCATCTCAAATAACAAATATCTTTTCTCCTGACATATTATCTGACTTAGCTTCTCAAAATCAATTAGCTAGTGCAATGAATATGTACTTCACATTAACAAGAGACTTTGATGATTTTGGTACAGAAATACGTCTTGACCGTGGGTTTAACAAAGAAACAATAGCTTTGATGGAATCTCTTGGTCGTTATTCAAGTTCTATGCAACCAGTAAAATTAGAGCAGTGGTTTCAAAAGACACAAGACTTTGACCTGCTGGATTCAACACAAAGAAACTCTAGGATTAAAGGTGAACTGCTTAAAACAGGAAACAAAACAGAAGAAACCATTGAGGGCTTTCTTTCTTCTGTTATGGGCAAAAGCATATCAGCCGAAGAAGCAAACTTCTTTCGTCCACTAGCTGAAAAGTATGTTTACTTTTATGGTGCAGATGCAGCTAGAGAGATATTAGAACAATCAAAGAATACAGTTTTTACCAAAACAAGATACTTTAGACCAGTTGAAATAGGTGTTCAGCCTAAGACTCGCTTTGCACCAGAAGCTATTATGGGCAGGGAAGAGTTAGATGAATTTGATATTGCTGTTTATGATATTTTAAGCACATTGCGTGGTGGCGCAGCGAATATGCTAGGTCAAACTCATTATCTTGCCCCAACAAGACAAAGAGGAACTTATCTTATTGTTGATAAAGAATCTGGGTTGATGGCTATTGATGGGTCAGGACAGCCTATTTATGTAAACGCTAATGCTATTTTAAAAGCACGCAATATGAGACTGCGCGAAGGCGCACGTAAATTAGAATCAAAAGAAGAACGGTTCAGAGAATTTGATGTAACTGACGATGAGATTGCAAGACAAGCAGGCAAATCATTTTTATCTAACAAGGATTTTGAATGATTGAATATAATCGCCGTGGTCGTAATTATGTAAATCACATGCCGCCAGAATATCTTGCAACACCAGATCCAACGTGGGTGCAAGGATTTACAGCGGCTGTTGCTTATAACAATATGCCTCTTATTGAGTCTATTGAAGAGACAGCATTGTTTGGCAATCGTGGGTTTGACCCAGACTTTGTTGCAGCAGATCATATTTCTGAACAATATTTGCCTTACGCAGAAGACCTTGTTCGTGCAAAAGATGCAGAACATTTAGCTTATCTTGAAGGTCGTCTTGCTGATTCCTTGCAGCGCAAACTTATTATGTCAAATGCTCCATTTACATCACAGCTTGCTGGCGGCACTGTTGGTGATCCTCTTTTCTTTTTGTCCTTTGTCCCAGCGTTAAATGTATTAAAGTTAGGAAAAACAGTTGGTCAATCTGCTGCTCGTTTTGGTGGCGTTGGTTTAGCGTATGGCACAGCATCAGAAGCAAGGCGTGCGCCTTTTGCTATAGGTGATGACCCGTATGAGTCTGTAAGCAACATTGCTATTGAAACAGCATTTGGTGGATTTCTTGGTGGTGGTTTGCGTTTAGGCGCTGATATGATACCAGCTATTCGCTCTGGCGTAGGTAAAGCTAGGGCAAGAATGCGTGGCGAAGAGGTTGCCCATACTATTGATCCAGAGACAGGTGAGCTAGTTTATGCAAACTCCCGTGGTGAATATACTGCATCATTCGGCAATCCATTTGGCAGTCGTGGGCAACGCATCATGGCAAGTGATGAGTTTAGCGATGATATTAAACAGTATTTTTATTTGCTAAATTATAATATGGGTGTGCCGATTGAAGGGCAAAAAGCACGCTCACTTGGTCAATCTGTTGCTGCTGGCATACAAGGTCATGTTGGTAATGCTATGCGTTTAATGCGCTCTCTTGAAGATTTGCATGCACAAGAAGTGTCTGCATTTAGAAAAGGCGAACAGGGTGTAGAAAAAGCATCACGTATATTTAATACGCATCTTTCTGATTTTGTTCCTTTGGGTAAAAGGCCATACAATGAGTGGTTTGAAGATACGGTAATGAAGTATCTGCAAGCTGGGCAGCCAAACCCACAGGCTGTTGATGCACTTATGGCTGGCGTTACTGATCAGCAAAAGAAAGCATTTACTTTGTTCAAAGAGTTTTTTGATGGCTTCAACTTTGATGCTCGTCACTTTGGTGTAATTAAAGACGATGAATTTATTGCAAAAGCTATTCGTGATGCAGAAACAAAAATTGATACAAAAATGAATCTTTTACGAGATATAGAAGATTCAATAAAAGATTATAATACAAAATTATTTGACCGTCTTACAAAAGCCTATGCAAAAAAAGCAGAGTTTCTTGAAGGTATAGAAGTTAATGTTCGAAAAAATGGTTCATATAGCGCAAAACAATTAGCCGCTATTAAAAAAATAGATGACGAAATGGCAGACCTTCTCAAACAAATTGATGAGTTAGAAGGTGGTTTGAAAGCTGGGACGCCAAAGCAACGTAGAAAAATATTAGATTTACAACGTGAAATAAGTTTCCAAACTACATTTGCTAGTCGTATGCATGATGCTTTTGCATTACCTACACGTAAGAATTATCGCTTTCCTATTTTCTATGATAAGCCAGCATTAAATGAAGATGAAGAATTGTTAGCTTCATTTAAACAAAGGCTTGCAGATAAATATTTTGCCCGTCGAATGAAAGACAATCCTAAAATGGATGACGGCTTTCATCGTAAACAAGCTGATGATGATGCAGCCAAAACTATATCTCGTATCCTTGATGAGGATGGTGCAGATTTGGAAGCGGACTTTAGCGGTAAATTAGGCGGTGCTAAATATTTTGCACATCGCAAGACTGACTTCGATGAGTGGGAAGTTGCTGATGTAATGATTAAAAAACCAGAAGTGTTGTTGACGTATGCAATGCAGATGGGGCGTAAGATAGAATTTGCTCGTGCATTTGGTGGTAAATCACCAGACGAAGTATTTAAAGATGTTGAAGCCGCAGGCAGGGCGCAAGGCTTACCAGAAGTTAAAGTTGCAGAACTACGCAAAGATTTTGTTTCTGAATATGACAGGGCTATGGGTTTGTTAAATCGTGACGCAAACCGCCTTGACCAACAGGCATTGCGATTAACAAAAACATACGCTGGATGGACATATCTTGGTGGTGCTGGATTATCTGCTTTGTCTGATCCAGCAACTATTGTTCTTGCACATGGCATGGTTGATGTTGTTCGTGCTGGTAAAGCGATGCTTACTGATGGAGTGTTGCGTGGCAAGGTGCTAAAAGATGCAGCAGGCGCTAACACTGCGCTTGATGTATCAATGGCGCAAGCACAGTTACGTGTTCTCAATGACTCTCTCCAACAACATAATATGACACCAATAGAACAATTTATGCAGTTTGGTAACAGATTGTTTTATACATTAAATGCACTTGGCCCTATAACAGTTACCTTTAAGGCACTCGACCAAGTTCTTGTTAATGATAAGTTTATTCGTTTGTCAAAGAAGTTGTTAGACAAAAGCATTGACCGCCAAGACAAGGAATATCTGTTTAGGTACGGCATTGACGAAGACCTTGCCAGATATATAAACGATATGCCTGTACAGCGAGCGGAAGCCGATGATTTCTTTTTGGCAAATACTGATGAGTGGCCTAGAGAAACACCACAACAACGTGCTTTCTTGCGTCAGTATCAAACAGCTACCGCTGCTCATGCTGATAATGCTGTGGTTATGGCGCAAAACTTTGACAAGCCATTGATTATGGATGGGGTTCTTTATTTAAAAGACAATCCGTTTTTTGCAATGATGCGCAAACAGTTTCCGAATCTGTATGCTATTGATGAGCGTGCATCAACAGCAGCGCAAAAGTTTGTTCGTATTGAGAATCAGGCAATGACTTTGCCGTTTACATTTATGAACTTTGCCTTTGGCGCAAACAATAAGATACTTACTGCTGTTCGTGACCCTATGCGCAAGCATAGATTAGCTGGTGTAGTTTCGTTGCTCGGTCTGTCATATCTGTCATTGGAAGTAAAGGATAGATACTGGTGGAATAGTGAAGATGAAACACCTGACATGATTGCACGTTTGATTGACCACTCAGGTATTACAGGTATCTATTCTGACCTTGGCTATATGGGTTTGTCTCTTGCGGCAGGGTTTGCTGATACACCAGAAGACTTCTTTATTGAGCCACGATATGTCTCGCCTAACAGAGAAGACCGTGTGTGGGATTCTTTGACAGAACCGTTTGGTGCGCCTGTTGGCTTGGGTCTGTCTTATTACAGAGCAGCTAGTGATTATCTTGCTGGTAGATATACAGACGCAAACAAAGAGCTATTTTACAATGCACCGTTTTTAGGATTGCCATTTATCCGTGATGACATGCGTGATTTGATGATAGGCGGTAGACGATAATGTGCGTTGAGGCTGCAATTTTTGTATGATAGGGGACTAGAATGACTATTAATCTAGCAGATAATGATCCACGGATTGAATACACAGTTGCGGACGGTAATTCGCAACAGGTATTTACTGTGCCGTTTGAGTTTTTTGATGATGGTGATTTGAATGTCTATCAGGATGGCACATTAAAAACGCTGACAACACATTATTTAACGGCGGATAACAATGATGCAACATCAAGAGTCGCACACACTTCGGGAACTACAGGCTTTATCCACTTCACTACTGGAAACGTTCCAACAGCTTCTGGTGCTGATATCAAAATTGTTATTACTCGCTCCATCGATATTGAACGAACTACTGACTTCCCTTCTTCTGGGCCTTTCGATGTTGGTGCATTAAATACTGCACTTGATAAAGTCATTGCTATTCAAGCTGATTTGCAAGATGACATTAGCCGTTCATTGCGTTTAACTGACTTTGACCTTGATGCAACACTTACACTTCCTGCTGTTGATTCTCGCAAAGGTACAGTGCTTGCGTTCAATTCAACAACAGGCGCAGCAGAAGCTGGCCCACAGACTGGCAATGTAAATACTATTGCTGCTATATCTACAGATATCAACACTGTTGCAGGAATTGCTGCTAATGTCACCACTGTTGCTGGAAATAATTCTAACGTTACTACTGTGGCTGGCATTTCAAGTAATGTCACCACTGTAGCTGGTATCGCCAGTGATGTTAGTGCTGTTGCTGCGGATGCTACTGATATTGGGGCTGTTGCCGCAAAGGCAACTGAGATTGGACGATTAGGTACTGCTGATGCAGTAGCTGATATGGCTATTCTTGGAACTGCTGATGTTGTCGCAGACATGAATACTTTAGCTACATCTGCTATTGTTACAGACCTTGATGCTCTTGCTAATCTTGCAACAGAAATTGATGCTCTTGGTGATATAACTTCGAACATAACTACAGTTGCTGGTATATCAAGTAATGTAACTACAGTTGCTGGCGTTGCTGCAAATGTAACAACAGTAGCTGGTGTTGCTTCTGATGTAACTACTGTTGCTGGCATATCTAGTGATGTTGCGGCTGTAGAAAATATTGCAGCAAATGTTACTACCGTTGCTGGTATTGCGTCTAATGTTACAACAGTTGCTAATGATGGCACAGATATTGGCACTGTAGCTGGAATTAGCTCAAACGTTAGCACAGTAGCTGGTATATCTGCTAACGTCACAACAGTGGCTGGTGTCTCATCAGATGTAACAACAGTTGCTGGTATATCTAGCAATGTAACAACAGTGGCTACAAATAATGCAAACGTTACAACCGTTGCGTCAAACATAACAGGCGTAAACAGTTTTGCTGAACGCTATCGTGTTGGTTCTTCTGACCCAACTACGTCACTTGATGAAGGTGATTTGGCATATAATAGCACATCTAATCAATTAAAATATTATAATGGCTCTAGTTGGGAAGCTATTTCGCCCGGAATAACTGATGTTGTAGGTGATACAACACCCCAACTTGGCGGTAACTTAGATGTAAATGGTAACTCCATTGTTTCTGTTTCTAATGGTAACATCAGCATCACACCAAACGGTTCTGGAAAAGTAATTCTTGATGGCCTGTCACACCCAACAGCAGATGGTTCTGCTGGTCAGTTTTTGAAAACAGACGGTGGCGGCAATCTATCTTTTGCTACTGTAACAACAGACCTGTCAGGTGACACCACACCGCAACTTGGTGGCAACTTGGATGTTGTAACACATTCGATTGTTAGCACAAGCAACCGTGACATTACTATAAATCCCAACGGCACAGGCAATGTGCTGATAGGTAACTATGAGTTTGATGCAGATCAGAGCGTTGGTGCTGGGCAAGACAACTATGTGCTGACGTATGACAACAGCACTGGTCATGTATCACTTGAAGCGGCTGCTGCGGCTGGTGCAACAGGTGGTGGCAGTGATGAGATATTCTACGAAAACGGTCAGAACGTCACGACAAACTATACAATCACAAACGGGAAGAACGCTATGAGTGCTGGCCCTATAACAATAAACAGCGGTGTGACTGTGACGGTTGGCACTGGTGAGACTTGGACGGTGGTGTAAATGAGTACAGTTAAAGCAGATACAATCGTAGCGTCGGACGGCACTAGCCCTGTTACGTTGACTAAACAAAGTGCATGTAAGGTATGGTCATATTTTGCCATGAATCCTAGTGGAAGCATTAATGGCAGTTTTAACGTAAGCAGCCTTGACGACATTAGCACAGGGTTTTCTCGGATAAACGCAACTAATGCGCTAACTAATTCTACCGACCTTAGTGTACACGTTTCCTCAAACTCTTATCATAGTATTCAAAATTCTGGCCCTACAGCTTCATCCTTTAGACTTGGCACATATCACTCTACTAACTCCGTAATTGATGCTGGCAGAAATTACATTAGTGCATGGGGGGATTTGGCATGAGTGAGGTAAAAACAAACAAACTCACAGGCACGACTTCTGCTGGTGATGTAGACGTTACTTCTGAAGGTGGTGCGGTTACGTTTCAGCTTCAGCAGGGGTTGGCGAAGGTTTGGGTTCATTATAATGGAACTGGTACTATAGCTGTAAGAGATAGTTTAAATGTTTCCAGTTTGAATGATTCGGGTACTGGGAACCACCAGTATAATTATGTGAATAATATGAGTAGCACAAATTACACACACATAGGTGGGGCAGGAACTGCAAGTAGCAGTACAAGTACTTCTATAGATGTAAGGACTTATGCAGTTACCGCATCAACAAGTCAATCTGGTAACAATGTCTTTTTTTCGGCAACTAGTTCAACTGGTACTTATGACGCCACTCACAATGCCGCCTCAAATCACGGAGATTTAGCTTAAAATGGCAGGTACAATCGCAGCGGATACACTGACCCATTCAACCGCAGGGTCTATTGCTACAAACTATGTTGTAAATGGTAGTGCGAAGGCTTGGGTGAACTTTGATGGAACGGGTACTATTTCAATTCGTGACGGAAATAACGCAACAAGTTTAACGGACTCTGGCACAGGTCTTTATTCAGTTAATTATACTAACAATATGGCAAACGATGATTATGCCACTAATGTAAGCAACATCATGCAAAATTCGCAGATTAACGGCACATCTGGTTATCTTACATCTTCTGTTGCACTCAGATTTAGAAACTCTAGTTTTAGCAATACTGATAGTGCGCTTGTATGTGTTGCAATCCAAGGAGACCTTGCATGACACCTGATTTCAAAGGCACACATCTTTGGGATAGGCTGTGTTGGGCTAAAGAAAACCTAGAAGCCTATCAGTCAGACTATCGTGTGGTTTATGAAGACAGCATAGACGAGTGCGCCAAGATACTTGTGCCTGACCCTAACTGGATGGCTGCGGCTATGCAGGGCGGCATCCTACCGCCTGTTTGGGTCTATTGGGAACTGGCAAAGGATGAAGCGCAGCCAGACTTTAAGAAGCACACACGCGGTTATCTGTTGCACAACACAGAGCCTGTTGAGGCGATGACAGAAGAAGAAGCTATTGAATACCTAATTCAAAAGGACGTGCCACAGCACGTTTGGCAGAATTGGGATAGCGGTAACAAGCCAAGAATGGCTATATGCCGCAAGGGGCAACTGCCTCAAACAAGAGAGTGGAGAAACGCTTGGCGTATCTCTGATGAACTAGCCGCATAATAGGAGACTAAACGTGGTTGATACATATATTATCGATAAAGACGGTAATCAGGCTAATGCGTCAGAAGTTACCGTTCCAGCAAACAGAGACTTCCGTGGCGCATGGTCACTGTCAGGCACTGTAATCAATGAAGATTTGGACAAAGCCAAAGAAATATTCAGGGACAAAATCCGTGAAATCCGCGCCCCTTTGCTAGAAAAAGAAGACGTTGTTTATATGAAGGCGATGGAAGCTGATGACGCATCTGCCAAGACAGCTTCTGTAACAAAGAAAAACGCCTTGCGTGACGCACCAGCGGCATCTGCTATCGGGTCAGCTTCAACCATTGCTGAACTGAAGGCAGCATGGGATACAGACTTACTTGGCGCAAGCCCATACGCATAATGAAGCCCGATGACCTCATCATAGCAACGGGCGGTGTATCGGCTCCGCTATGGCTACCCACTTTGAATATGTGGGTAACGCTGGTGCTTGGTGTTTTGTCAATCATTTATGTTGGCTGGAAACTTTGGCGTTTATATTGGGATAAATAATATGTTGCAAGCATTAATAGCACCGATAGCTAATATCGCTGGTTCATGGGTTGAGTCCAAAGTTGAAACACAGAAGGCTAAAACTGCTGTCGCCAAACGTGTTGCGGCTGGCGAACAGGAATGGAATCTTGAACAGGCAAAGAACTCATCATCATCGTGGAAAGATGAGTGGCTAACAATTCTTGTAAGTATTCCATTGATACTAGCCTTTACTGGTAATGAAGACATTGTTGAGCGTGGCTTTGCTGCACTTGACACGATGCCAGATTTTTATAAGACTGCGGTTGGCGTGGTATTTGCTGCGTCATTTGGGGTACAGCAGTTGACCAAGATGTTTAAGAAATGAACATAGCAAAATTTACAGAACTTGTTGCCCAACATGAAGGGCTGCGTCTGGAAATGTATCACGACACAGTAGGTGTACCGACTATTGGTTATGGTCATAATATGATGATGCCAATATCAGCGGAGGCTGCCAAAGTTATACTGGATGATGACATTAAGATTGTTTTTGCAGAACTTGATGAGCGCATGGATTGGTGGCGTGACTTGCCAGAACCAGCGCAAATGGTTATTGCATCTATGGTATTTAACATGGGCTGGCCTAGGTTTTCCCAATTTAAAAAGTTTATCGGGGCGTTGGAAGACCGCATGTGGGATAAAGCTGCACATGAAATGGAAGACTCGCTTTGGTTTAATCAGGTAGGACATCGTGGCAAACACTTACGTGACATGATGTTAGAATGTAATGGGCAAACATAACATTGAACAAGCATACAAAGAATTTGGCACAATAGAAAAAGCAGCAGATGCTTTGGGAATGTCAAAAAGTAAGTTCTATCGAGAACTGCAAAAGTCAAAACAAAAATCATATATCTTACCAGAAATACCAGAAGATGATTTGCCTGTTGAAGACATAGTTAATCATCTTCATCTGCGTTTTCAAAAGCGCAAGGCGCATAAAGATGCGACAAGATGGTATAATGTAGACATGCAATCAGACGATCCTATTGGATTGTTATGGTTAGGCGACCCACACATTGATGATAATTACTGCGATTGGGATTCATTACGCCATCATTTGTCCATAATAGCCTCACACACGCACATCTATGGCTGTTCGGTAGGTGACTACCAGAATAACTGGGTTGGCCGTCTGGGGCGATTATACGGCGAGCAGGACACATCCCACAAAACAGCATGGAAGTTAGTTGAGTGGTTGATAGATGAGATGAATCCGCTTGTTCTCATTGGCGGCAACCATGACATGTGGTCTGGCGCGGGAGACCCGTTGAAATGGATTGCGTCTGGTCACACCATTCGTGAGGATTGGGAAGCTAGAATCTGTCTGCGGTTTCCAAATGGAAGAGAGTGTAGAATACATGCGGCGCACGACATGGCTGGACACAGCCAATGGAATGCGCTTCATGCCCAAAATAAAATGGCTAGGTTCAAGGGTCACGCCGACCTGTACATTAGTGGTCACAGACATAACTGGGGCTTGGCGCAAATCGAGAACGTGGAAAAGAAAGCAACAGCTTGGCTTGCTCGTTGTCGAGGTTACAAATTCCATGACACTTATGCTATGGTCAAAGGATTTGATCAGCAAAACTTTGGACAAGCTATTTTTCAAATCATTAATCCCCATTCAACGTCTCCGACAAACTGGACACATTGCTTTGTTGATCCACAGGAAGGGGCTGATTACTTAGACTATCTGCTATCGCTTCGGCGGTAACAGCAGCATAGCCTGCAATATCTACCCAGCTATCTGTATGATGTGGCGCTTCCATAAGTCTAGCTATTTTAACTAGCATCATCATGATGCCTACATCTTCAATTTTAAATTGATGGTCGGTGTAGCTTGACCATAAACCAGCAATGCGCTCAAAGTTTTCGCTTGGCTTGCCGTAGTTTTCGCCACGTTCAGCAACAGCCTGACTAGCAAATCCTAATATATCCTCCCTGTTCATACCTCTTTGACCTCAATAAAATGGATGTCACCCAGCACAGCAGTCTTTAGTTGTGCTGGGCTTTTGAATTTACGTAATTTGTTTTCGGTAATAAGTTTTGCTTCTGCTGTGTTTTGTGCGGAGAAGCAGAACTCAACGAAATGTTCAACAACAACGCCCACTTTATAGGGCGTTGCGTTGTATGGGTTTGCTGTTGTTGTGCGATCAGAACGGTATGTCATCATCCACTCCTGTACCTTGCGGTACGGCTGGTGACATTGGCATTGCGGATGGCTCTTGCTGTTCATTATTAGGTGCATATATGCTAAGGCCAAGATAGTCATTGCCAGCTTGTGATTTGTTTTTGTAGGCAGATATTTTCATATTGCCAAACGAACCAGAATAGTTAGGCTTGCCTTCTGGAACTTGGTCGCCGTTATCCCACAGCAATCCAAGCTCTACATATACGCCAAGTGTACGCTTGCCGTTAATTTCTTTTTTGAACAACACCACACGCGGATTGTGTGGGTCATCAATCTTTTTGACCCAATCTTCTATGTTGATTGTGCCAGAAAGAATAGGGACACCAAGACGCTCATCGTTCTCTTGCACAGGGAACGCTGACCCCTTACCGACTTTCATTTCATACGCCATATATACACTCCTTAAAATTCAGATGGCTTAGTTGCTGGGGTATTATGCGGCATAGGTTCTTTCCAAACCTTTGGCTTTGCCGCTTCATTACCATCATCATCTTCTGATGGCAGACCAAACGCGGCTTGTAAGCCATAGCGTTTAGCATAGGTAATACCTGATCCCATCTTCTGTGGATTAGATAAGTCAGGTGATACGATAGGTGTGCGGCTGGTTAAGACCTCACCGCTAACATGCATGACAACAGTCTTCACAAACATACGACCAGTATCATCCATATCTATCAGCTGTGTAAACGTCAGGCCATGCTGACCTGCTTTGCGGCAAGCGGCAATGACTTCTTCCAACGTGGAATACGTTGAACGAAAGTGTGGGTTCTTGCCGTCTTTGCTGGCTTTTACTTCTTGCGCATGCCATGCAATAAACGCATCGGTAATGGATTGTTTTTTCTCTGCCATGTTACCTCCTAGTCAGAGTGGATTGTAATGCGACAAGCACCACGCTTGTCACGCTTGATAGTCAATAGATCACAATAGACCTCACGTTCTGTGTCTTTTACCATTGACCGTAGTTCTTTTTTGACAGCTTCATGTTCTTTGGCTGTTTGTGAACTGTCCACAAATCTGTGAACAGCATCCATGAATTGATTGTCTTTGCTTGCATCACGTTTGACAAGGCCATCAATCTTGACGTTAGACCAATCAACTTTGTTGGCAACATTTTGTACTGGCTCAACGTCAGACTCTACCATCTGCCAGAATTGATAGGCTTGTGTGCTAATCTCTTTCCAATAATCTTTATTGAAATCTACTACACAATGCTCCCACTGATTGCCAAAGATGACAGAGAATACAGCTTTGTCTACTTCCCATACACGCATGTATAGATGCACTTGTGGTAAGTACATATCAAGAATATCTGACATGCCTTTCCAGCTTGATGTATGTTTGCATTCAATGACTGCATGTGCATCATTGTTATCATGCATCGCAAGTCCATCTGGTCTTGCTTGATATGGTACACCAGAAATAACTTTGCTCTTTAGCTCTGGCTTAAGACCATACCAACCAGTTTGTTGATGTAACCAGTTTAGATTAAACTCTTCAGTCTCTACACCAAGCGCAACATTGAATTGATTTGATAAATCTTCTGGCTCAGTGCGTCCAGTTTTGACATGCCATAGCGTATTCCAATCGCCACGCACGATTGAATACATATCGGAACCACCGATAAAACCTTTTCTTTCCATATAGACCTCCATCTATTTTGTGTATATCACACCGCCTCTTGATAAGCAATGCATTTTTGCAACTCGTCACGCAACATAAATCTTGGGCGCGACTTCCAGCCAATGCCACCATCGTTGATAAATTCTGATAGGCTAGGCCAAAACTTTACATTACGCTCAACATAACCAATCGCATCAAGAACGATGTCGGCTGGGTATTGTTTGAGCTTGTCCGCCAATGCTTGTCGCTTGGCGGACAGAACTTTTGGCGAGAAGTCTTTGGGTATGGTGAGCAATAAGGTCATGGCAGTGATGCGTTGGTCTAGTTCTGAAATAGGTAATGGAACCAATGACTTAAGAACTAACTCGTGCGCTTCATGCAGTTTGTGCAAGGGGCTGTTGCGGTCAATGTGGTATGCTTTGATTTCGTAGTCTTTGCTCAGTTTAACTTCTAACTGAACTAACGAACTCACCCCATCTTCGATCATGCTCGTCACTTGTAGAACCTTTGTGTCTGGACTGACCAGACGAGCTAGTGCTTTTTCTTGCATTGAACTCGACAGCGTTAAGGCACCACTTTGTATAGGCGGCGTCTGTGTTGGCAAGTCTGGCGCCCGTTGAGATATAGTGGTTGACAAATTTAATGACTTCAACGTCATGATTGACCTCTCCATTTTGTTTGAATGCAAGTGCATTTATCTTCTTCATCAATTCAGCAGACGGCAACCAATCTTCGCTTAGTATATAAGTTAATGGTAAGTTAGTGTCTCCGTCTGAGACTACCCTGTCTCTGTGTGAGACTACCTTGTCTCCCTGTGAGACTAGCTGGTAGACTGTTGGTTTGCCAAACTGTGTGCGTTGCCGCACAATAAGATTGGCGTCTTCAAGCGACTCTAGCTTACGGCATACAGTTGCTCTGGACATTTGTGTGCGATTGGCAAGAGTCGAGATTGAAGGATAGCATTTGCCAGTCTTGTTGTCAGCAAAACTAGCAAGGCAAATCAATAATAATTTTGACAGGTTATCTGGACATGTAACTTTGATAGCCCAGTTAGTATAGCTATATGTAGGTGGGGTCGTCATCATAGACCTCACCAAAGTCAGACCACTCCTGTTGCCAGTCTGGTTGACCGTCCTGTTTCAATTCTTCTTGATGTTGTTTTTTGCGCAGCTTATCACGCTTGTCAGGAACTACTTGATTTCGTGGCAGTTTCCAGTTTGGATTACGTTGTTTCATATTGACCTCCAATCTAAATATTAGCAACGTTGCTTGACAGAATCAAACACTTTAGGCAGATTATGATCAGCGCAAGATTGACCTCCCTTAGTGCGCATTATGTGCGTTGGCTAGGCTAACCTCCACCTAGCCAGCGCACAAATTTTTCAGCCAGTGGATGTGACGCTTCAATGCATATAAAGTTTGGCCCAGTTTTTTGTTTAAGTAAATAAATATCTGCTGGTTGTTTTTGATGTGTCTTTGTTAAGAAAGAGAAACCACGTCCTGTAGCCTGATACTTTGATTCGGCTACCAATCGTCCTTGCTCGGCGTTGATAGAGATATCGGACTTGAAGTCACCTCCCAACGCGCCAGATAACGGTTGCCGCCGCGCTTCGCAGCCTTTCTCCGTGAACCAGTTGCACCACCATCTTTCGTGGTAGCTGCCTTTGTTGCGGCTAGATGTTCCCATCCATAATACTCCATACAGTTGTCGCACCAAGTAGAACCACTAGCCATAATAGAAAACCAATGAGTTGTACTACCACAGTGGTCACACTTGGCTGGGTTTCCCCTCTTGTCTACAAGTTTCTTTGATTTCGATTTGCGCTTCGAGCGCATCCAACCAGCAGACAAACATAAATCCTGACGGAACTCTTTTGTATTGTTCCCATTTGTGTATCAAAGATGAAGCACATCCAATGCGATGCGCCAGCTCTTCTTGACTATAGCCACGTTCATTGCGAATAGCTACAAGAGTTGTAACCAAATGTTGCCAGCTATTCGTATTCACTCTGGGTTTTGTGTAGTGTGTAAGTTCTGATCGCATCTTCAACTTTCATTGCTGTTGATAGACGCATCTCTTGACCACCCAGAGAACGATAATATGTTGATGTAGGCACACCAGACAATTTGAAGAAGTCAAGTAATCTCATCCCAGTTGGTGATGCCTGTTCGTTTAATTGTTCAAGATAAGTTTTCATAAAAAGATAAATACTTTAGTTGCACTAATGCGTCAAGGCCAGCCAGTATTGTGGGCTGGCTGGCCTTGCCGATGCTAGTCTATGACTATACGTATCTTGTCTTCAAGGAAGTCATGAAGATTGTCATTCATCCAAGATGTAATTTTGTCATCAAGATCATCATCCATAACTGCTTCAGCTACTTCACGAGACGTGTTACATATTGCATCATCGACAGCAGCTGGCATATCAAGCATGGTTTGCGTTACTTCTTCACGTATTATTCTACGCAATGTGTTTGCAAACTTTTCATCTAATGTAATTGGATTCTCAACCATAATTTATACTCCTCTTGCTAAAACAAATAGTGCTTCACGTAAGACTTCTGCTTCACGACGGTATACCTTTGCCGCCTCTGCATGAGAATAGTCTTCTTCTTCATGCTCTTCTTCATGCGATTTGGCTTTGCTTTCAAGGGCAACAATCTTAGCGATTACAAGGGTTTGTATAATCCCATGAGCCTGTGACCATGACATGTTATCCGACGTGTTGATTTGTGCAGTATCCATCTGCGATTACCTCCATTTCTGCATCTGCTAGTCTTTCGTATTCTTCCATTGCATGCTTGATGAGATGGTTGAATGCTGGCGTGTCTTTGCCGACAATACATTCGGCAACAGTCATGATTTCGTTGGGCCATAATTTGTTGCCAAGTGCTGTGCCAACCTTCACCAAATCAATGGTTGTTTGGTGGTGCTTTTGCACTTGCAGGGAATCGAACATCCCTTGCTGTGCAATTAAGTGTGCTGGTAAAGTCATGATGCCTCCTTGATTGTGTAAAGTGTTGGGTGTCCTTTTGTTTTTGTTTTGACAACCTCATAACGCTCATCTTTTTCAAACCGCCATAGTGTTGCTTCTACTGCTTTTTGTGAGCAAGCCCAAACTGCCATCATTGTCTGCATGGTTACAGGATGTCGGCCAGACATAAACTCATGCAGCTTTTCCATGCGAATGATGTCACGTTTGCTTGCCATGTAAACAGCATTGACAACTGCTGGCTTTGTTACAGTGCCATCAGAATCTGGGTTGAAAACAAGTTGCTCAGATATCTGTGGCCTTAGTCGCTCTGTTGATAAACGAGTAACAATTTTAGTAAGAGCTTCCAACTCTTTGATTATCGCTGTTAGCTGATGTAATGTTTCAGTCTGCCTGTTGAGAACAAGTTCAACTTTTTGACGTAAAACATTTTCTTCAACTACTGGGTCTTTGGTTTGAAAGATGCTCATGACATATACCTCCTATGCTATAGCTACATCTTCTGCTGTGTGACTGTTGAGTAGTTCCAC